AACCAATACTGCTGGTGATGTCGCAGACGCAACTCAAGGAGTTAGAGACGGTGCGAAGGCATCGCAACAAGTGGCAGTAACTACAATCAATGCACCAACAACGAATGCGTCTAATACTAATGTGAAGAGTGTAAGCCCAACACCTAGAGATACAGACCCTACTGGTTCTCGTCTAGCAGCTGTTCCTGCTTAATAACCTAAATCTTTACTCCAAGGGCCTTCATAGTTAGGCATAGGATATTTGTCTTTCCTTTTATATTTGGTTCTATCCCTTTGTACCTTATGACCATAAGGTGAGTCTTTTTCAAACAACTCTTTATGTGCCCTAGGTTTGGGCTTTTGTGGGATTCTTTTGGACATGGTTTAATAAAATCTTGACGTAAGTTTTCTACGTTCTTCCGCTTGTTCTGCTCTTACCTTATCAAGGTAATTACGTCTTTTACGTTTCTGATTATCCTCATGTTTCTTTTGATTGGGTTTTACATAGTATTCTCTACTACGTACTTCCGCAACGATACCTGCCCTTTCACATTTCTTTTTGAAACGTCTAAGCATTTGGTCAAAGGATTCTGTCTTGTTCCTTTTTTTATCGTGTCTTGGTGTTACTTGTGGCATAATATTATTATTCAAAAAAATCAGTCAGTGTTGACTGCTCCTTATTTCTTACTTTATCAGAACTATAAACTAGTTCCCCCTGTTTGCGAAATACTAGAACATACTCATGTACTTTACTAGTATATCTTTTACTTGCACATTTACCCATTTGTAAAGCTGCAAATATGGTGTCGTTCTTCATAACAATAACGTCATGAAGTTTCAGACCTGCCATTGTGAACATATTTATACAGTCAGAATGGAAGGGTACGTATTCACCGTCCCGTCTCCAATCTCCGCATACCCATACACAAAATCCGCCAGGCACTAAAACTCTTTCTATGTTTTGGGCACATACTTCTATACGATTACGAAACTCAGTGTAACTTCTTATATCTGATAACTGTCCGTCTGCACTTTCATATCTTTCGATATCACCGTAAGGTGGACAAGTCATGACTAAGTTTGCACATTCGTCATCTGTATGAGACATTTCACAACCGTCACTTTCTATAATATCATAGTGACCGTCAAAGGAATGCCTTCCCATTTCTTCTTTAACTTTGTTTACTGTTGTGGGTGATACGTCATACCCGTAATAGTTTCTTCCTAATGAAGCAGATACAAATGCTCTTGTCATTCTGCCTGCAAATGGGTCAACAATTGTATCACCAACCATACTCCAATAATGAACAATGTTCTCACACAATCCTGCGTGGAATTCAGACATCATTAAACCGTTTGGTAGTCTAGGACATTCGCCTCTCTTCTCTTCGTATGCAGTCAAGTAAGCGTCTTCCCAATTGGATTTAGAAGACTTTGTTGGTGTTATGACTGATAGAGGAGTCCAACCAAATTGGTCAACCACTCTTTCGTTCTCATTGAATGGTAATATGTTTTTGTAGTATTCGCTTTTCATATTCTTAAAAAGTGTAAAGTCGCCCCACGCATTACTGCAGTCCCGCTCTTTACGGACAAACCCGCTTTCTTTTATTAGCTGTTTGCCTTTCCCTAACTAAGTACCCCCTCAGATTTTTATCCACGGTCTTAGTTCAACTGGGTAGTGCACTCAAGGACACATAAAATAGTCACTACCCCCCGAAGTTTACTTCTACTTACGAGTCAGAAGCAAGCTTCTTGAAGTAATCCATTGCGTCTTCTGAATCACTAGAATCAGCAGATTGGATTACAGGTTCCTCTGCAACGGGTTCCTTGTTTACGTCTGACCAAGGCACTTCGTCAAGGTCTTCAGCAATGGACTCTGCAGTAGAGGTTGAAGTTGCACCAGTCAGTCCTAAGACTCTGTCGAACTTTTCTTTAAGTTCTTCATAAGACTTGAACTCTTCGGGTGCAATAATAGCAGATAAAGAATGTAGAGAAGAAACAACTTCTTCTAGTTTCTCTTCTTCTGCAAATAAAGGTGCTGGTGAATCAAACTCAGATTTGTCGTAGTTCCAGTAACCGTCAACTTTTCTGATTTTAATTTTAAAGTTTGCACCTTCTCCCCTTAAGTCAAAAGGATTAATTGCTTTCTCGTCTGCGAATGCAGGTGAGATAGCTTCTTTCAACATTTCAAAGATTTTCTTACCATAACGGTATTTGAAAACCTTACCTTCGTTGTCAGGATTTTTAGGGTCGGAAACAACATAGACATTAGAAACATAATGAAGTCTACGCTTCTGTTTCCTTGCAATCTCTTTGTTTGCTTCAACACCAGTATTCCACAACTGAGAGTTGTAGTCTGACACTGGGTCTTTCTTGTTAAGAGTAGTCAAAGACTTCTCAATGTACCAACCGCCAGGGCCTTGAAAACCGTGGTCAAAATAACTGACCCATGGCATTTCTTCCCCTTCGGGTGTTGGTAGGAAACGAACTACTGCAAAACCGTTACCTGTTTTATCAAGTTCGGGTTTCCACATAGTATCATCGGAATAGGACTTTTTTTCTCCTGAACCAGGCGCTGATGCAGATTCCATAGCTGCTCTCAGTTTTTCTAACGATGCATTTGACATTGTATTCTCCTATTGTATTGCATTGTATCGCATTTTATCGCATTGTATCAGATTCAAGACCTTCGCCAAGAATCCACCTTTCACTATCTTCATAGTAATATAATTCATTATACTCCACTTTTACAGTTCCCGTAAGAGGGTTTTTGAAATAAACTTTAACGTCTTCAAACTCTTCTAGTAGAGCAATGAACTGTGACCGCTGAGCATTTAATACTCTGCTATCACTACTATATTTATGCAAATAGTTCTGTGTTCCCTCATAATTATTTGACCAATTATCGTCTTCGAGGGCATTGAATCCAGTCAATGTGATTTCCTTTTCACCATTAAGCATAGCATATCCTAATGCACTCATTCCACAAAAGAGGTTCTTGAGCTCAGGATTATTATACATAATAATGTTCTTCATTTGGGGGCTGCTTAAGCCAAGAAACGTGGTCACTTCATCGTCCCCCTGTACTACCAAATACTCACTGTCGGGCGAAATCGATTCTATTATCTTTGTATTCCCGAATCCCATTTTCAATGGTTCAATCATATCAATCGGTAGTATTTCCCAATTCCCTACCGCAACTTTGTTTGCTTCTGCGTATCCCCATTCTATTACTTCCCTTTGCATAGGTATGTCTACAGTAAAAAGAATCTCAGGATTTGCGTCTCGGTAGAATGCATTGCAACCCCAAAACCTATCTTCACCATAAGTAGGCATAACTCTGTTTGTTCCATTCCCTACTATAGTGAGCATAGTTCTATTAGTTTTGATTTGTATGCGTCATGGTCATACTGTATGAATGACTTATACTTGTTAATCTTAATGTGTATATCGGGATAGACTACCTTCTCTGTAATCAGTCGTTCCCAATCTTTTGTGAATCCTATAATAGCGTCCATGATACAAACTGTTTCCAAAGATACTTTTTTACTCATAAGAGATTTTAAAAGTCTTGGGTGTTGTCCGTCTGCCACTTTCAATATGGTATCTATCTTATATGTTTTAAGCAGGTCACTTACTTCTGTATTGAATAGGTATGCTTGTTTCTGTCGATTGTTCTTCCACTTCTTATATCTTCGGTCTGCTTCTTTATCTAACAAGTCACCTACCCAATAGTCTTTCTCGGAAAGATTTGCAATGAAGAAATCTTTGAGTTCATGTTTATATGTTCTTGATAGTTTACCAAAGTGGAATTTATCTTTACGTTTTAAGAAGGACGGTAGTTCTGCTTTGACTACACCATTGTATTTGACAAAGTCGTAATCCTTGGAATGAAAGTGTAATTTGATTCCAAGGTACAACTGATATGCATCGAATCCTTCTCTAGAGGTCACTTAACTAATGTCGGTTTAGTAGGAGTGACGATTGAACTGGTTGCTTCTTGCCATGCTTTTTGCACCTGTTCGTTTGTTGGTGTTACAAATACTACACTTTGAAATGTAACTTCTTCGGGATTCTCAGCACCAGTGACTGCTATCCCTCTCGCAAAACCCATTTCACCTGACTGTGGGTTTTGTAATATCATTCTAGGTTTATCGATAGATACATTACCACCGTCAAGGTGTGTAAGTTTACCTACGTATTCACCACTCACAGTAATGACTGTGACTATATCTCCATTCTTCATAATTACCTCACTTAAAAAATGTTGTTAAACTTGCCTGTGAATTACTTCCACGATTCACCATATTAAGTTTCTTTGCTTCTGCTTCCAATCTTTCTTTGAGTGGGTCACTAAGCAATCTCTTTGTTGATTCGGGTTCTATCTTGTTGTTGTCGCATACCTTAATGATTGCGTCCATAACACTAGCACCCTTATTAAGTAGAACTTCTACTTGTTCTGTAAATTCTTTTTTTGATATCATATTCCGTATAAGTTTTTGTATTGAAGTCTCACCGCACATAAGTCGTCAATGTAGTCTTCATGGTTTGCTGTAAAGATTTGGAAGTGACCGTTCTCTAACATAACCAATGCAACGATTTCTTCTATCTTCTTTCCTGTTAGTTCTTCAACCATAATTGCATAAGCAGTCATTTGTAAGAACCATGGCCTTGCCATGTAATCTTCTTTAAACTTACTTGAAGTCTTAAAGTCGATTATGCACAAAGCGTCATCTAAGAATCCAATACAATCAACCCGTCCTGCCATTTTCAGTTTGTCTGAATACATGGGTGCTTCTAAAGCTAATGGGATAATCTCGTCTAACACTGGACGTATGCCTTTGAACATACCTTCGTGTATTAGATTATCGAACTCTATGAAATCTTTTTCTTTGCGTAAATAGTCTTCGACATGTTGGTGCATAGTAGTTCCACGTGAAGTAGCAGACTTTGTAATCTGATTTGCTTTCTCTTCACCAACTCTTTTACGCCACAGTTTTATCTGTTCTCTTGATTCTAATCCTACAACAGTCGTGACACTCGGATACTTATCGCCTTTATCGTCAACGTAAAACCGCTGTCCATTTTCTGATACTGTTTTCAAATCCAGTGATTCTAAATCAGTAATATCCATTGTGGATAATCTCACTTCTGTCATAATATTATTTTACTTCTTTTTGTTCTGTATGTCTACATGCTTTTTAACAATCTCTCTTGTCTTGATATCTTTGACAGATTGACTGTTGTATCTTTTGTCAAGCGGGCTGTCGGGAAACTTGCTACCGACTTTGGATAGCACTTCTTTAAAACCAGCATCAGTCTTGACTCGGTCACCCGTACCACCAACTATTCGTGGTGCGGATACTTGTTGTTTAAGGTGGGGATTGTTTAGTTTGAAATCGTCAAGGTCTCGCCATGACATTGTGTATTCAACCAATTCACCAGTTTCAGTATTATAAAAATCGTATCTAGGCATATTGTTCCATAAATGCAGGACGTTCTCTGTTAGTCCATTTCGCAAAACCTTTCTTCTCGTTTGCATAGTATTTATGGTACGAAATAATAGAGTCTTTGTGTTTGCAATAATCAGGCATTGCAGGTGGTGGTTGTCTCCATGTTCCTAGTTTGATATTCTGAGGAAGAACGTTTAGCAGTTCCCTGAGTTTGTCGTCCGTCATGTGGACTTTACCGTATCGATACGTGTACTCGTCACACAATGCAACAAACATATCGTACATATACTGATACTGGATTGCATTCTCTCGCACCCATACAGCGGAAGGGTGATTGATATGACTTGCTTTGTAAAGGAATGATTCCATGTAAGGATTTGCAAGTCGCCACCTTTTGATTCGTCTACCACTGGATTGGTCGATATACTGTGTACCGTCCAACATTCTATGAGCAGTGGATAGCATTTGAGCATACTCAATAATCATCTTAACGACATGTTTGTCGCAGTGTAATTGAGCAGACCTTACTGGGTCTTCATGTAAATAGAATATGTTCATCTCTTTAACTTGATAAACTTACGTCTTGCTTTGGAAAACAACTTGGAAGGTTTCTTGTAGAAAAGTTCTTCCGTTGTTCCTGTTTTGATATAACCAACATTCTGTCCCTTCTCATTGAAGATATATGTATGGTTCTTAACTTTGTATTCACCCCAATCGGTGATTTCTTTTAGATACGTGTAACTCATTGTAACGATGATACCTCACTGGACAAGTTACTGATATCAGATTCCAAAGTGCTCACAGCAGAACTAATACTGTCTGCAGTAGAGTCAAGCGAACTGATTTGAGAATCCAAATAATCAATCTTGTCTGCTAATTTATCTAAAAGGTCAATGATTTGATTGTTGACCTCGGTTTGTTTGTTTTGAATCTCAATGTTATTTTTTAACAATTGGATTGCTGTTTCTACTCTAGCTGGCATATTTACTCCTCGTCTTCCCATATAGGTTTGACATCGCCCATGCAGAATACCTCAAGAATAGACTTCTGTTCACCCGTCTCACCATTGGTGAGCATTTCTTTCTCACCACATGGACGGCAGAACTCAATCCACTGGTCACCTAAAACTAGGTGGTTAGTGCCCGTTGCAGGGCGTCTAGTGTCACATATTCCGCAATGATTTGCCATACTGTCTCCTATATTAAATAATCAGGGCCATATTTTCTGTTACCAACAGAAACGTCATACCCGTTAAACAAATTACCTCTTGGTGCATTCAAAGCAGGGGTTCCCCAACCAGCAGCTTTTAGAACGTCACCACATTCAAATGTGATACCCGTAGCACCTTTCTGAAACTTCTTACGATTTATGAATCCCCAAACAGACCTGTCTTCACCATGTTCAGTGGTAATGACTTTGATATATTTGTTAGCAACCTTGTAACGATAACCGTACCAGTCAAGACTAGGAAATTCTTTAAGGTGTACTTTGAGTAAATCCTCACACAGTTTATCGCACAATTGAAGCAACTCTTGTTCTTGGTTTACTTCGTTTACTAATTCTGATACTTTCATATTGTCTCCTTTTTTTCTCATCATGTATAGGCTAACAAAAAAGGCAGGTCACTGTCAAGCGTTATAAGTCTAACCTGCCTCCTTTATTTCCTCAATTTCCCATTCGAGTTCGTCATATTCGTTCTCGATATCCCTTAGTTTTTCTTCAAAGGGTTCTACCAACTCATAGATAGCACTCTCAAGTTCATTGACCTTTTCACGGACATCTTTAACTTTCCATTCCATTTCGTCTGAGTCGATACCATTTTCTTCTGCCCAACTCTCGACTTTCATGTAGATTTCAGAAGGTGTGTCCATGTACTTAATGTGTCGAGTCTTTTCGTTGACTCTCCTAATCAAGGATTCCATATCCCATTTTAGGTTTTCAAGTTCGTTTAGTTTCTTTACTTTATCTTCCATTAAAAATCTCCTTCTGCGACTTGGACAACAGTGGTTCCTCTTTGTCTCCACATGTCAACGACTTTGTTTCTGTCGTCAAAGACCAAGTCAATTTTACCACCCAACTCTTCAAACTTATCGGCTAAGTCGGATTTGAATTCTTCATCAGGTCTGAAATCACCGTCAGGTCTTAAGAACAATCCTTTGTGACCGTCTCCAATCCACTCAGAAATTTGTTTCTCAGTAACCTCTCTTTCAGACTCATTCCTAGCAGAAAAGAAAGCAACCTCATCACCTTGGGCAATGAACCTTTTTGCAATGTCACAAACATGTTCAACAGGGGTATCGTTTACAGTTTCTGCTCTAAACGACTTCCAGTCTGCAGGTTTTTGATTTACAAAATGTCTCCTATGTTCAACGTTTGCAATAGTCCCGTCAACATCGAAGATAATTACTTTCTTATTCATACTATAAGGCTAACCGATTTTAGCTGTCACTGTCAACAGCTAGTTTCATTATTTTTTCCTTATTTTTAAGGAAGTCCTGTACCGCTTTCGATTCAGACTTGGACAAATCCTTGACAGATTTAAGTCCCCAAGTCGTACCTAATGTGGTCAATTTGTTACCTGCTACTACAGCAGTGTTCCACATATAATCGTCTTGCGGATAAAAGACATTCTTCTCACAGGCAGTAATCATGTTACGCCCAATCTCAACAATCTTTTTGACTGCTTCGTTACTATCGTAGATACTTCTTTCCATTATTTTCTCCAATTACAGGTTGAGTGCACAGCGGCACAATTATCTTGAGTCGTTGGGTGACCGTCTTTGTATAACAAAATGTGGTCTCCGTGAACGTCCTCATTGAACTCTGGCATTTCTTCACCACAGATAGCACAGATACCATTCTGTTCTCTGTACGCCTGTGCTACTTGGTCTCTAGTGAATGTTCTTTTTTTATCCAATAGAACTTGGTGAAATCCTATAGAGTTCATTTCGTCACGTATTAGTTGAAGTGCAACTTTGGTATCTTCACCACCGTTACCTCTCATACGTAGTTCATATGGTGAACCTGTCAAACCTTCCATGGGTGCAACCTTCTTTAAGTTGTCGATTGCTTTCATATAGACCTTGATAAATTCAATCGGGTCTATCTTACTTCCATTACCGATTATCTCACCAAGTAAATAAGAAAAGTTTCTCCACGCTTTCAACCCTAGGGTGTTAGCAGTTTTGTAACCTCTAAATGCTTGATTGACTTGGTTCAATACTTTTACAACAAAACTAGCATTACCAAATTTGTCTTGATAATTTTTTGCTTGGTTTTTGTAAAAGTCTGTAATGACTTTACCAGTCGTACCAGTCTTCGTCCAGTCACTAGTATTCAACATGTAAACAAGTTCTGCGAGAGTCTTATCAACGTCTAATCTTGAATGATTAGCACCTTTGATATACTTCAAGTCACCATTTGTTTTTGTTTCAAAGATTGGTAATACACTATCAAACCTACACCACTCTTGTATCTGTCTAGACATTGCAGATGATATTGCTTGTCTTTTTTCCTGTGGGTTTAAAGTATTGGTATTATTCAATACGTCTGTAAACAAAAATCCAGCAAAGATTGAATCAATATCATAGTAAAGCATTGCACCAATCTGTTGATTGTTAAAATGCTTTCTTGCGAATGGTGACAACTGTTTGTAGAACTTACCACGTAAGTCCTCTGTTTTTATTGCACCTTCAAACGTTAGTTCTTCAAGTTCAGGGATATCAGGTAAACAAACTTCGCCACGTGTAAATGCAAGAACCGTAGAGACTCTTTGACACCCGTCCATGACTTCTGAATCATATTCTTCGGGAATGTTCTCACCAAGTCTCAATGCAATTTCAGGAATGACAATTCCCTCTACAAAGAAAGATACCAAAAACTGTTGTTGCCATAATTTGTCAGCATGAAACAATCTTTGATATGCTTTAGGGGTTAGATTAATTCTACCGTCAACGTTAGACTCATTTACAAAGTCTTCCACAAAAAATACTTCCCTAGGGGGATTACCTCTGTGCATTCCGTCAAGGTATTGTTTAAGATTCGCCATTGTCTTCTCCTTTGTTAAGGTTAAGAACCAATGGTTCGTTTGGTTCCCTATCAGACATGAAGGGTTCCAGCGTTGCAGTGACTTCTTCCGAAATCGATAAACTTACGTCTGCAAATTTTTCACGCAAGTATTTAGCTAGGTCATACATACAAAACTCCTAAGTAGTATTTGTGGGCTAGCTCGCCCGTTAATAATACGGTAATATACCTTTGGACTATATTCCTAGGTTTATTACCAAGTCATGTATACTATTATACACAATAGTAGCTACACTGTATAGAGGGTTTTTAAATATTTTTTTGAATTAAATCAAGTTCTTCAATTTTCTTATTGATAATCTCGACTCTCTTAGGCCAGTAGATATAGTCTTTATCAGAATCCTTTGCAAGGTTCTCTAATAGAGGTCTGATAAAGTTATCTAGTTTATTGATAACTTCTGTAGCAGTGGTTGTTTTCTCTACGATTTTAGTATCTACAGACGCAAGTTCGTCTGCGTCCATAGCGGTAAAACCGAAGTCGTTGTATTCTATGCTCATACTATTATTTATATAGAAATCTTCTCAACTATGTAATTTTTATTTGGTGTATATGCTAAATGAATAACATTAGGTACACGCATAACTTCAAATTCATGTTGGTGATAAAACCCTGCTTCTGTCAGTTTTTCGATTACGTTTACTTTGCGTTTATCGTAATCTTCTTCGGAGGCCTGAATCTGAATTATTACTTGTCCAGTTTTAGACAGAGCAGTTCTAAACAGTGCTGTGTCCTTCTCCTTCCACTCGTTGAATTTGCCCATCACTTGGGTTGTCGGTAGTGTCCAATCCATTTTCTTCTCCTTTGGATAACCGTATGTGTCTCTCACCTTCTAATACATCGTCCATACTCACATGCTCATATAAGTAGTAAGCATTCTTTGGTGCAGGATTAATGTATTCCATATTAATGGTATCACCCACACTGTAGTTTGTAAAGTCGATTTCTGGCAAGGTTATGAATTGAGAATCATAAACTGTATCTACGTTTGTAGATTTAGGATTACCATTCTCTTTGTGGTAGTAAAGTTTTACTTCTCCGTAAAAGTCTTCGTCCATTAGGTTTGCTGATAACACAATATCGTCTTCTACTTTGTAAACCAATGCATGGTCTAAGTCACCATTGAATCCCATACGACATGACCATTCCCAAGGTATGTTCACTCTAAAGTGTCCCTTGGGAATATCGTAGTTTGGATTATGAGGGGCGGGACTACTTAGAGTCGTTGTCGTCTCCGAAATATCCACCGTCTCTAATGATGTCTTCATCAGTATGCACCGTTGCGTTTTCGTTTTCTTCTGCTTCTTTAATTAAGTTCCAAGACTCTTCTTCAAAGTCTTTTATCATGGCACTCTTTGTTTGATTATCAGAAACAGTTATTCCAATACTGTCAGCAACTTCTTTGATTTTTGCTTTGGTCATTTTTTGAAGTTCCATAGAGTTAGGAATCACAACTTCTTCGTACTCTTCTTCAACTGCTTCTTTCATTGCTTGAACTTCTGCAACTGACTCAGGGTCTTCTTGTAATTCAATCTCTACTTCACCGTCACCTTGGATAGGTTCAAAGTCGTCTTCAAATTCTGTGACGTTCATATTAATGTCGTCTTCTGTGACTTGTTCTCCTAGTGGAACGTTACCGTCTTGTCCCATTTTGATTTCAAACATTGGTTCTACAGCCTCCGAGGCAGACACCTCGTCCACCTCATCAAGATTATCGACCTCAGGCACATTGACACTAACGTCTAAACTTGGTTCGTCAAAGTCAACTTCGACATCAATATTGTCCCATGTTTTTTGCATTTGATTACTAATGTTGTCTACTTCAAAAGTATCACCAGCATTTATAGGGTCTGCGAATTCAACTGGTTCAGTTGGTTGATTAGTGATTGTAGGAACTGGATTCTGTGCTCTTGCATTTTCCCATGACCTACTTGGTGCACCCATGTTAACAGGTTTCATTGCAACATTAAGTTCCTCGTCACTGTGTTCAGAATTGACTGGGGTAATCCCACGTGCTTTTGCTTGGTTCTCCAATTCGTTAACTCTGTTTTGTAGAATCCTAGAAGCGTCTTGAGCTGCCTGAATTTTTGCGTCAGCAGTTGCCTTGATACTTTCGATTTCTTTGGCTTGTTCTGCTTTCTTTTTCTCGTTCTCAATCTGTTGTTCAACCGCCATAACTTGTTGACGTTGCTGAACCCAAGTCTGATAGTCTTGGACTTCTTGTAAACAATCGTTTCTGATTTGATTTAGAATTGCAAGTTCGTCACCTTTAATAGAACCTCTTGCGAGGGCAATCTCTACTAATGATAGAATACCATTAACGTCTTCATATGTGATATGAGACATGGTGTAGTTTGTGGGTACGTTTTGTAATTCAGTTGGTAACTGAAAAGGTTCTGATTCAAATGTATCATTCATAATTTAACTCCATGGAGTAGAACACGACTATTAAGTTTCTTTACTGAGTAGCGACAATGCATACTCTTCTGTCTATGTATAGTCTCGGTCTACTAAAAATATTTATCTATCCTAAAAGTTCAGGAAAGGCCATTTTGACCGCTTCCTCTGAAATATTTTTGAATGGGAATTTACCTTGATGAATCAAGTCCATCATTTCTGCTTCTTTAGCAGGGATACCTTCCAACATTCCTACCCACATTTGTTCTCTTTTGAGATTGGGTAATTCTTCTGTTACAAAATACTTGAACAGTTTATGTTCAAATCGTAGTGACGTTTCAGTCAGGTCAGTAGCAGGTGATTCGTTTTTACCATACGGTGTTGGCCCTTCGGGTAGAGTCGAATTAATATTCTCGTCAAATACCCACTTCAACACTTTACTTACTGCACCGTTTCTGTCGTTGTAGACTTTCAAACCATGTGCTTGTTTGTCCACATCTTCTACTAGGTTTGCTTGTCCTAGTATTTCATAAACGTCTGCGTTTGCTGTGAGATTAGTTCTCTCAGTAGGTAAATCCATTAGGGGTTTGTTTGGTGCCCCTTTAGGTCTACCTCTTCCTCGTTTCTTCTCTGTCATAATCTAAAATCCTCGACATTAGTTAATAGGTCATCTAACCTATGAGTTCTCAAGTAATCAAAGACTTTGCCTTGTATGACTTCTGTCTTCTCATACTCTTGTAATATTCTACTCTCCACATCTTCGGGAATGAAATCAAAGTCAATAAGAGTTTGGTTTCTCAAGTAGTTCCTATAGTATTTATCGTCACTTTCAATCGTCATTCTCATGTATGCGTCAAAGACAGGTTTACGCAATGGCGTTTGCCTGATACCTTCAATCATACAATCATCATTTGAAAGGATATTCGGAATACCGTCCGACTTATCACCTCGCAGTGTATGTTCTTTTAAAAACTCTTCGGGTCTATCCTGCACTACAAACTTGTTTAGATTAGGCGACCACTGTTTTACGTAATCATATTTATGCAGTTGTTGAAAGTCTTTATCACCACTAACAATCAAAACCTTTTCATTTGTTGTTCTACATAGAACAGCAATGATATCATCTGCTTCTGCATTCTCTACGTACATATAACGATAGGGGAAGTTCTCTTTGATTTCCATTTTTACTTTATGCAATGTATCAAAGATAAGAGTCCAATCCATATCGTCATTGTCTCTTGCTTTTTTTCTGTTCGCTTTGTAATGGGGATAGAAGTCTCGTCTCCATGGATTAGCTGCGTCTGTACACAATACCATTTCCCCATACTCTTCTGCGTATCTCTTTTGATAGTTACGCAAAGAGTTAATAATCATATGACGTAATAAGTCCTCACTCATTTCCCCGTCATTTGCTTTTAACTGTGCCATTAGACCAGCGATTATGGTCTGACTAAAATCTATAAGTATCATTTAACAACTTTCACTAATATACAATTCTTATTAACAAGATTATTTTCTGGCGTCTTAGACTTAGTTCTCAACTCGTCCATGAAACCATTTGCAATAATATTGCCACCTTTAATAAGCCTATCAAGTAACTTGATATCTGTCAAGGTCTTTTCTTCAACTTTATCACATGAAGTTATTGACGTGCCTTTTACGTTCAAACCATATGAACTGTAGCACCTCAACTTTCTGCTCTTCACATTGTATGTAAATAGTTTCTTGGCACGAATGATTTCAACTGGGTCTATACTTGTCAATCCTTCTCCTGATTGTAAATAGTTCAGTTTCTTTACCTTCTGTGCTGGTGTTTGAATTCTTTTCTTCCGTACAATCTTATTGTTCTTTAACCACTCTTGGATATCGGCTTCGATTTTCATATGGAAGTCTAGATAGTTTTGTTTTTGTTTTGGTGTCTTTAACCAATTGTAACCTTCTGCTAATTGTTCACAACCTTCTTCGTTTTTGATTTCGTAGATAGTATTTTCATTGAGACCACTCATGTACTTAACAACCATAGGACTATAACCCAACTGGTTTAACCACTTGTACATATCGAATTTTTTAGGCCAGTTATCGATTGCTTCTTCTACGTCTCCCCACGCATCTAAAGCTTTTTCACGACACCTTTCCTGAATAGAGGGTTTACTCTTCGGTTGAATCATCTCTCTTATTAGTTAACAAAAACTTCCTCGCTGGATTTATCATTAAGTTCGCCCTTTTCATAAAGTCACGGTTGACTAGAAAAGGAATAAAGTTACGTTTATCTAGTGATACTTCTTGTTCGTATTCTGTATTCAAGAAGTTCACCTTCATGCTCACTACAGGTCTTTGTTCCGCAGGTTTTACTAACTCAACCATACGTACCAACTTAGCACTGTGTTTCTTTCCGTGCCAACCTGTCCAAGTAACTTTCTTACCTACGACTTTTAAATCCTCTGCGTGTAGAGAACAAACCGAAGTGTTGTTACCTGTGTCCAATTTAGCAGTCATTTCTTCACCGTCTACTTCCATGGTCTCTAAGACACCACACTCTTTAGGTGAGTATTTCCAAATGTCTCTGTCCATGTATTTGTCTATGACCATTTCAGAAACGTTCTGCTTTATAATGTTACTAATACCTGCGGTGCCAGGCGAATGATTAACTTCGAGAATATACGGTTCGTCTTTGTCTCTATTCTTTGCAGGAATAAAGTCAACACCAACCCACTGTCCATTCACTGCCTTAGCAGCTCTGAGACATGCGTCTTTCTCTACGTCCGTAAGTTCTACTTCGTCTCCCGTAGCACCTTGTGACATGTTACTTCTAAAGTCACCAGTTATTTTATTACGTTTCATTGCACCGATAATCTCACGATTAACAATTACAACTCTAACGTCAAAGTCTGATTCGATATACTCCTGTAAAAGAATATCACAGAAAGGGTCAATCTTATAAATCAAACTTACTTGAGATTGGAGTGAACGTTCAGTTTCAATCAGTATGACGCCCACTCCCTTTGAGCCCTGCAGTGTCTTCAACACCATAGGGAATTCATTGTCTAATGCTTCGTGTGCTATGTCTACTGTTTCAGGTTCGTCATTCGGAATCAAAACAGTTCGTGGTTGGTTCATACCAATCTCTTGAAGTCTAAGATAAGTTCTAAACTTATCCGCACACACTTCAATACACTCACGTGAATTGCTTGTTGCAATACCGTAACGTTCAATCTGCGAAATTAAATCAAGATAAGAATCTTTACGTGTTACACTGCCACGATTGATAACTAGTGTGTCAGCGTTCAAGACAAAACCTTTATCGTCTCCTGCATTGTGCAGTGTTACTTCTCCTGAGTCTTGGTCACGCATAACAAAAGCACCGTTAGCACGGCAATTGTATACGTCCAGTCCTGCCTTCTCAGCCGCTTTGATTAGTTTAGTTGAACTTGCATTCTCCTTAATTGTTTTAGGTCTATCTGCAAGCACGACTAAACGAAACGGTTTTTTAGAACTGTCTTCTTTTGCTTCTATTATTTCGCTAAATGTCTTCATGTGTTTGTATTTAGGAATAGGTTATGTTTTGTCATGTAATTTTACAAATGCTTCTGCGTCCATAACCACTAAAGGTTTAGAACGATTACGTTTAATTACAACTAAAGGTTCGTATCCTTTACAGTTGTCTTGTGCCTGTTCGTATGCTTTCCATACGTTAACTGCCTCTTGGTTCTTACATTCTATACTATAAGGGAAAATATTCCTAGTCTGTTTTCCCATAATAATATCTTCACCACCACTTCCCATAGGACGTGATTCTAAATCTTCGGGGTCAACGTCAAGTTTTTCTACGAGTAGATTAGCAAACCATTTCTGCAGTAATCTACCTTTTGCTTTTGCACTTGAGGGTTTCATAATTTTATCGCCAATACAATCAGGATAGCAATCAATAATATGTTAACCATGAAAATGCCAATTCCAAGAATAGTATGATACCATATCCAGCGAGTCTTATAAGCATTGTCCACTGTCAACTGAGCAGGGTCGGGGTCTTGCCACGTATCCTTCTCTGCGTCCTGTTTCCATAATGTTTCCCACCATTTCATAATGTACCTCTTCTTCTAAAATATCACCGAGACTCCACAACCGCATCTTGATTCTTCGGCGGGGTTGATGATTTCAAATGATTCATTGATTCCACGCACCACATAGTCGAGGGTTGCGTGCTGTAAGAAGGGTAGGGACTTGCTATCAATCCGTATTGTGAATTTTCCATAGTCGAGCACGGTATCGGTTGGGTCATTGTCAATGGGTTCGTTATACTTAAATACGTACTCCATACCAGCGCAACCCCCACCAGTGAGCCCAACACGTACAGTGTTATGTTTGCCAGATGTTTTTTCAATTAGTTTTCCTATTGCTTTATTGGTTAGTTCCATTCAACTATTTATAAATGCACCCTTATCTGCACTTAAAAGTTTTTCAGTAGGAGTGTCATCTTTAGTAAGTTCTTCCTCAGTCATTTCTTTTACGTCTATGTCTTGGTCTTCGGGCACATAGATAAAGTTTATCATTGACTTTTTACAAGTATCCATTGCGTCTTCAATAGTTTCAACCATTGCGTCACCACCTAAGTTGAATGAAGTGTTGAAGACAATCGGGCAGTTACTTTCTTCATGCCATGCTTTGATTAGATTGTAATAGTTCTTGTTCTGTTCTTCGGTAACTGTTTGGATTCTACAAGTATAATCATGGTGCACGATAGAACTTATATGTTGCACTCTTTCTTTCTTAACTGGAATCGCATAACTCATGTAAGGCGATTCTTTAAGAGTAGAAGTTATAAAGTATTCGTCAAAGTATTCTAACAAAATAGAACCAGCAAAGGGTCTAAACTCTTCACGTTCTTTAATCTCATTGACAATTTCTTTTGCATCAGGATTAGTCGGGTCAAACAACAAAGAACGATTACCCAATGCACGTGGGCCAATTTCCGATTCGCCTTGAAAGATTGCAACGATTTGTTGACTAGCAAGTTGTCGGACTGCTTCGTCTTGAGTACGAATAATATATTTGCCTGGCGCAAACTCAATTGCATTCTCTTCTTCTATACCATGTATGTTTTCTGTAATCATAATGTGTATCCCGTGTCTTTATAAAAAGTATTTTTAACACACGACCCAATTGCAGTTCCACCGTCATGAGCACAAGGGTCAATAAAGAAGTTATGATTAGGGAACATGTCAAGATACTGATAGTTACCCACACAGTTCAATGCATAACCACCACTCAAACAAATGTTTTTGCATTCAGGTTTATATTCAATAAGTCGTTCAATGAGTTTACGAGTATGTTCAACTGTTTCTGTTTGCAGTCTACCTGCTAAGTCTTGAGCCGTATAAGCGTCTGTTCTTTTCTCTAGTCCGTAACTTGCCATACCCATAACCTTACCAGCAGCTCGTCCGTATGAGTCATAACCTAACAATGATGATAGGGCACTAAACTTTTGTCCTTCACTCAAAGCAGAACTTAACTCAACGTCAAACCCAGCATCGTCAATACCAAACCTTTCTATGTGTGCAAAGTATTCTGAGTCCCATGTTCCAATGTCCATTTGGTGTATTGCACGTGTATTAGATAAGTGCTTATACAGTGGAGTAATGTCTTGTTCACTCAGATAAAACATAGATTCCATTTCTTGATAGTTTGGAAACTGGTCATGAAAAAACTTTGCACCACCACCGTCACAAACTAATATCAAAGCGTCTTTGAATGGCGATTGATAAAGAACTGCGAATGCATGAAGCAGATGGTGTTCGTTCTGTAAGAAGTCATAACTGGTAATACCGTAAGGTTCGGCAATTTTATCATTCAGTTTGACATCGACATCGTTTGCGTCTCGTTGGTGAATGATTTTGCCTTTAGCAGGGGTGAAGTGTTCACGAAATGTTTCAGCACATTCGTCAACACGTTCTCTTGTAATGGGTTCTGCTCTGAGAAAGTTACGTATGTCTTCTG